TGGGGCAAGATCGGCGACTATCTGATCGCGCCCAGCGTGGTGATGGCCGCAAAGCTGGCCTATGTGGACGCAAGCCTTGGCGACGTGCCGTATGACGGGCTGGACAACCAGACCGTATCCATTAGCGCCGCGTGCCTTGAGGACGGCACGGAGGTGCTGCTTGACCAGGAGCAGGCAAGCGAGGTGAACGGCTATGGCGTTTGCACCCTGCTGAACATGAACGGCTGGCGGCTGTGGGGCAACAACACCTGCGCATACCCCTCGAACACCGACCCCAAAGACCGCTGGATCAGCATCCGGCGCTTTATGAGCTGGGCGGCGAACACGTTTATTTTGACCTACTTCCAGAAGCTTGGCCGCCCTGTCAACACGCGGTTTATCCAGGACATTGTGCAGAGCGAGAATATCCGGGGCAACAGCTTTGTTGCGCGCGATATCTGCGCGGCATACAGCATTGCCTACGACGAGGACAGCAGCGACCTTGCAAACGGCAAAGTGGCGTTTTATCAGTACATGTCCCCGTATCCGCCCGCTGAGAACATTGTGGACACCATCGAGTACGATTTGACCGCAGTGACCGAAGCGCTTGCGTCGGCATAAGGGAAAGGAGGTAAACGAACATGGACACCAGTTTGATTCCCGAAAAAATCAACGACTTTAACGTCTATTTGAGCGGCGACAAGATGATTGGCCACGGCGAGGAAATGACCCTGCCGACCATTGAGGAGCTGACAAGCACCATCTCCGGCGCGGGCCTTGGCGGCAAAATTGACAGCCCCACGCCCGGCAAGTTTAAGAGCATTGAGCAGGAGCTGACGTTTAACCTGATCCAGTCCAGCGCAAAGCTCATCAACAGCCAGAAGGCGGTTGACCTGACCTTCCGCGCGGCGCAGCAGATGTTCGACTCCGCAGACGGCGGCGGCTATCAATATGTCGGCCTGCGTATTGTCGAGCGCGGACGGCTTAAAAAGCGCGAGTTTGGCAAGCTGAAAATCGGCGAGAGCCAGGAAGTGAAAATGACGCTGGAACTGACCTACTTTATGGTGGAAAGCGACGGCGAGACCGTGCTTGAGATCGACAAGCTGAACGGAACCTTTATTGAACATGGCGTTGATATGATGGCGGCCATTAAGGCGCTGATCTAAACTACACGGCCCGCCTTGCGGATGGACGCAGGGCGGGCTATTTTTTGCAAAGCCGCCCGGCGGGCGGCAGAAAGGAACCACCATGAGCGAAGCGACAACCGCCGCAGCAACCGAAGAAAAGAACGAGTATTATGTGGAGTTTAAAAAGCCATACAAGTTTGAGGGGAAAGAGTATGCGGGAATTGACCTCTCCGGCGTTGCGGAGCTGAAAATAAAAGACCTTGCCGAGGTGCAAAAGCAGCTGCAAAACGGGGGAGAGGCGGCGGCAAGTCTTTTGATGGAAACGACCACCGCTTTTATTTACACCATCGCGGCGAGGGCGACGCAGAAACCGGTCGAGTTTTTTAAGCGTATGCCGGTGAAGAAAATCGAGGCCGTGCGGGAAACCGTGATGAAAGCTATCAACACAAAGGTGGACGAAACCGAAAGCCCTCAGCTGCTAAAGCTGAACGCGCCTTATATTTACGAGGGAGCGAGAGACGACATCCGGGGCAAGAGCTACACCGAGGTGAGCTTTGACAACGCGGGCAACATTACGGCAATGGACAAGGCCGCAGCGGAGAACAAGATGGCGCTGGCAGGGCAGCCGGTGACGGGCATTGCGCGCAACTATGTGTATAGCTGCTACATTGCCGCGCGGGCGGCAAATTTGCCGGAGGACTTCTTTTTGAATCTGCCCGCGTGCGAGGGCATGAAGCTGCTGCTGGTTTTGAACGGCGACGGTTTTTTCGAGTAAACGCCACGGGCAAAGAACTGCGCAAAGCCGCCATCGCAATGTCTATGTCAACGTTTACCGGCGCTGACTTTTACTTAAAACTGCCCTTGCAGGACTTTGTGGAGCTGAACAACGAGGTGGCGGAAAAATGGCAAGCAACGCATTAGAACTGAGCATTAAAATCGCGGGCAAAATCGACAGCAGCTTTACAAGCGCGATAAGCGGCGCGCAAAAGCAGACAAGCTCGCTGGCAAAAACGCTTTCATCCATTGGCAAAGCGGGGCTTGCGCTGGAAGGCGCCCTGCTTACCGGCGCGGTGGCGGCGCTGAAACAGTGCGCCGACTACGCGCAGGACGTTGAGGTGAGCATGGCCGACGTTGCAAAATACGTTAGCGGCCTGACGGACAGCGAGGGCAAGGTTACCGATGAAGTGTGGAGCGTGGCCGAGGGCGGCAACGGCAAGACGTACCAGCAGAACTATGACGAGATGAAGAGTGAACTGTTCAAGCTCTCGACACAGTACGCGCTGACGCCGGACGAACTGATGACCATGACGGCAGACCTTGGCCAGAGCGGATACGACGCGGCAGAGCTGGCGCAGACGGACAAGAGCGGCAACGTGACCGGCGTTTTGCGCGACACGGCCACGATGGCCGCCGCGTTTGATATTGATACCGGGCTTGCGGGCGAATACATGGCCAAGTGGGAAAACGCATTTGACAAGACCCACGACGAGATCATGGTTTTGAACGACCAGATAAACTACTTGGGCAACACGAGCGCGACCACCGCCGCCGAAATTGCAGAGGCCGTGAACCGCTCAGGCAGTCTTGGAAGCATGAGCGGCGTGGACACCGGCACGACCGCCGCGCTGGCTACCGTGATGCTGCAAGCGGGCGGTGACAGCTCCACCGTGGGCACGAGCCTAAACCGCATTTTTACCGACATGATGAAAGGCTCCAGCGCGACTAAAGCGCAGCAGACGGCGTGGAAAACGCTGGGCCTGACAGCGGAGAGCGTGGCGTCGGGCATGATAGCGGACGGACAGGCCACGCTGAAAGACGTGTTTACACGAATCAGCCAGCTGGACGAGGACAAGCGAACCGCGACCATCAGCACGCTGTTTGGGCAGTGGGCCATTGCGGACGTGGCGCGCGTGGTATCGAACATGCCGGAGCTGGAAACGGCGCTTGCGAAAATTGAGCAGACGGGCACGGACGAAAACGGCAACGCGACCGGCATTTACACCGGCAGCATGGAGGCTGAGGCGAACACCAAAAACAGCACCACCGCCGCCACGGCGCAAATGGCGGAGAACGCAAAAAGCTGGATGATGGAAAGCATTGGCAGCGAGTTTTTGCCCGCGATAGCTCAATTTAACCGCATGAAAGTTACGCTCTACTCCACGCTGGCGGAGAATATGCCGCAGCTTGCGCAGGTGGCAAGCTCTTTTGCCGGTGTGCTGGCTGACTTTGTGGACAGCTTGAGCGTGACGCTGACAAACGCTTTGCCGTATTTGCAGAAAGCGCTTGACTGGCTGGCAAACAACCCCGAAACCGCGCTGAAAGCCGTGGGCGGCATTACGGGCGTTTTGACCACGCTGACCGCCGCGCCGAAAATCGAGAGCGTGGGGCGCGCGCTGTTTGGCGGGAACACAGGCACAAGCGGTATTCTTGGCGCACTGACGGGCAGCAACAAGACTGAAAAGAGCAAGGGCATTTTTGGCACGTTGTTTTCCGGCGGGCAGAGCGCGGGAAAGACGCTTCTCTCCGCGCCGTCGGTTGTGTCCGGGGCAATCAACACGGCAAAAACGATTTGGAGCGTTTCGGAGCAAGAGGCAATGCTTTCCGGCAACGGCGGCGGTGCTGGCAAATGGAGCGAGAAAGGCAAATCGCTCTGGGACAGCATTGTTTCGACCGCAAAGACGGCATGGAATATCGGAAACGAAATCCCGTATAACCAAGTCGTTGCGGAGACAAACGATATTCCCATGCCTACAGGTTTCTCAACAGGACTTGCAGGTCTGCTCGACAGCACAACGACAGGGAGCACAGCCCTGACCGTTGCCAACACAAGCAGCGCCATTGCGCCAATCGGAAGCTCTCTTGCTTATTCCATTAACGGCGTGACGGATGAAAACTTTGTTGGTTATGTGCCCTTCCGTGAGGTATTCGAGAATGGCACGGCTGGCGCGGCGGCAGGTACGTTCGGAGCCGGAACAGCATCGGAAGCCGCCTCGGATATTTTCGGCACGGCGGCCACAGCCGGACGTAATTCCGGCATTTTCAAGAAAGGCGGCTTCTTCTCCACGCTTGGAACGGCGGCGAAAAGCATCATGCCTTCCGGTATGCTCGGTTACTTTAACAACATCGGCACTGCGGCGGAAAAGCTCGGCAACACCAAAATCGGCAGCGCCATTGGCGGACTGTTCGGAAACGTGAAAGATTTCGGCGGCGGACTACTTGGCGGCGTTCTTGGGACGGCGAAAGGCGCAGGTTCGGCTATCCTAAACAGCGCGCCTGCACAAGCGGTTGGCGGGCTGTTTGGTAAAGTCGGCGGCGGAATCAGCGCAGTCGCAAACAGTGCGCCCGTTAAAGCGGTCGGCGGCGGCCTCGGAGCGGTCGGGCAATTCCTTGGCGCGGGAGGCAAACTAATCGGCACGGCGATCTCGCCGCTGACAAGCGGCTTTATGAGCCTGTTTGCAGGAGCCGCGCCCATCATTGGCATTATTGGCACGCTGATTGGGCTGTTTGCGGTATTCCAGGGACACCTTGGAGATGTGCAGGGAATAGTGCAAGACGTCTTTGGCGCAGATGGATTAACGGTTTTTAACACGTTTTACTCTGTCGTGATGGGCGTTATTAACGGCATTGGCGACTTTATAAGCGGCGGCTGGCTGGACGCTTTTGGCACGGCGCAAAGTTTTATCACGGATACGTTTGGCGAGGGAGTGGGCAACGCCTTTGGCGCACTGCAACCGGCGCTGGAAGCCGTGTTTAGCTTTGTGCAGCAAATCGTGGACTTTGGGCAGAGCACCGTTGCGCCTATCCTTGAACAGGTGGGCGGCTTTATCACCGGCACGGTGGGGCCGGGGCTTTTGCAGCTGTTTACCACGCTGGCCCCGCTGCTGGGCACCGTGGGCAACCTGCTGGGCGGGGCGATCATGACGGGGATGAACCTCATCGGGCAAGCGCTGGGGCAGGTGATTATCCCGGCCATTGAAACGGTAATCACCGGCGTGCTGGACTTTGCAAACGCCGTTGCGCCCACCGTGGTGAGCGTGATAGAGGGCATTGTTGCAACCGTGACAACGGTGGTGAACGGCATTATCAGCGCGATAAACTGGATCATAGAAAAAATCGACACGCTGAGTTTTGATATCCCGGAGTGGGTGCCGCTGGTGGGCGGCAAGACCATCGGCTTTGATTTTGAACCGCTGCCGCTTTTGGCAAACGGCGGCTTTACCAGCGGGCCGAGCATTGCGGGCGAGGCGGGCACAGAGGCCGTTATCAGCTTTAAGCGCAGCGAGCGCGCGGCGAACATTGCGAACTGGGAGCAGGCCGGGCGAATGCTGGGCGTTTTGCAAAGCACCACGAACGCCACGAACGTCACGAACGCTATGAGCGCCGCGAACACCACGAACGCCACGAACGCCATGAGCACCACGAACAACATAAGCGCCCTGCCCGGCGGCACGAGCGGAATTGTGAGCGCCGTGGCGGTTTTGCCGTTTTTGGCATCGAGCGCGGGCGGCGCGGCGCTGCAAGCCGCAGGCGGCTTTGCGCAGA